CTCAGAGTCTGAAGATAACGGGACATTGGACCGTCATTGCTATTCGTATAGTCAACTTCTTCAGCAAGATTATCAACAGTGTTTCTTGATGGAGCACTAGTTGTTCTTGATGGGAAATACGATTCCCTCAAAGTTACCAGTTTCTCACGATAGCTATCTTCACTATCAAACTCAACATTTTCGGCAAGAGAAGCGAGTTTATCTTTTTGCGAAAGTGCGAGACCTTCAGCAACGTCACTAAAAATTACATCGGTAACTGACTCAGCTAATCTCCTATTAAGAGCAACATTCTTTTCGATTTGCTCGTTGAGTTTTGCTTCCATTTCATCTAACTTATCTACCATACTCTCAAGTACATCATATCTTTCTTCAGGGATTGTTACATAATGATCTTCAAAAAGACTCTTCATTCCGACAAGGAATGATTCAGTCATTTCGGTCTTAAGACCGGATTCGATAGCGAGTTCGTTTTCTGATACCCACTCATCGGCAACATACTCAAGATAGGCATCAACTCTTTCCATAAGCTCGCTTCTGATCTCTACAAGTTCTTCGACGAGTTTTTCTTCGTATGCAATCTGAAGTTGCTCTTTGATTTCAGAAACTTTTGTTCTGATAGCAGCTTCAAAAATAGTACGTGCCTTTTCTTGGAACTCTTCAGAGAGTTCTTCACCAGCGAGGAGAGCATTGACATCTTCTTCGATATCAAACTCTTCTTCTACTTCTTCAGATTCTGCTTCCTCTTCAGATTCTGCTTCTGCTTCCTCTTCAGATTCTACTTCCTCTTTAACTTTTTTCTTTTTAGGACCCTCTTCCTCCTCTTCTTCCTCTTCCTCCTCCTCTTCTTCCTCTTCCTCTTCTTCTTTCTTTTCTAGAATGCGAAGAGCTTCTTCCATTTTCTTACGAAGAGAGGATTTTTTCTTGCCGCCTTCGGCTTCTTCCTCTTCTTCTTCCTCTTCTTCTGCCTCTTCCTCTTCCTTAGCTTCCTTTACCTTCATTTGATGCATTGGCTCTGCAGCTTTAGCACCTTTATTAACAACATCTTTTACTTGTTTGATTCCGGAACCAGGATCCTTAAGTTTTGCTGGACCTTCTGGATCATTTGTATAATTTTCTGGGGTAGGACCGCCGAGATCTTCCCATGCACCGGTTTGTCCTGGAGCGATTCCAGTCTTTAGCTTGTGCATTGGTTCTGCAGCAGCGGCTCCTTTGGTTACTACGTTTTCCATTTCTTGTAAATTTTTACCAACGGACATTTTTAGATTCTTTTGTATATAATCTATATTTATTTATAAATTAAAGATTTGAAAGGAATTCGTTGAATAAATTCAACCTATGCTCTTCAAGTTTCTTTTGATCAACGAGGGTATTGATCCTACCTTTTGTTTGTTCGGCAAGTTTTTCACGAAGAATTCCACCTTCCCAAACCCACTCTTTACCTTCCATGATTCCCTGAACAAAAGCATCAGGTGCAGAAGGATCGGCAACGATATCAGCAGCTGTTGCTAACATGAAATCTTCACCAACAATTTTATGACCTTCATTGGTCATTTTAAGTGATCCAACACCACGAGAAGAAACACCAAGAGTTACTCCTTCACTAATTAATGATTTTGCAATTTTACCCATTGGAGTTTCGAGTAATTTTGCTTTACCAATAAAATTATTTCCTTCACGGGTAAGAGAAACAATTTGATGAGAAACTCTGTCTAAATTTACTGTTGGACCATCTGGATGCCCAAGTTCTCCAAGAGCACGTCCTTTTTTAATGAAGTTTTCATTATATCTTTGAACTTCACGAGAAAGAACATTTACTGGATACATTCTTCCATTACGGTTACAAATGTCACCTTGAAGGAAAACTCCTTCAATATACATTTTTTTATCAGCACCTTTGCCTTCAACAATAAACTTAACTTTTTGTACTTCTTCTGTGATTAGTTTCATTAGATTGTACCTGCGATTTGTACTTCACAAACACTTACATCTGCTGAACCATTTTGACCTAGTGCAGAAACTCTAACGGTTCTTGCAACTGTCGCTGTAGTAAGAGCAATTCCAGTAAAGGCAGTGCTATTAAAATTAATAGTAATTGAAGAATCAGTAGTTGCAATTACTTGACTATGTACACTGTTGATTCCTACTGGGTAAGCATTTTCAATAGCTACATAATCATTTGTAGTAAATGGATTGCCATTATTTTCACCAAAACTAATAAAAGTAGTAGTTCCGGTAACAATTCCAGCAATTACTTGTCTTGCAACTCTTTCTTTAAATACCTGAGAAGTTTGTGCAGGAACATGAAAAGAACCTGAAGTTGCAACTGGAGAATTTCCAATATCAACATATGCTGCAGTTGCAGCAACAGAAACTCGAATATATCCACTTCTTAGTGCAATTCCAGTTGTAGCAACTGAAACTGATGAAGTTGGACTTAATTTAGGAAATGTTTGAACAATTCTTAATGACATTATTTTTATCCTTGATACTATTCTTCGGTTTCGTTATCAAACATTGTTGATGCAACATATGGCCTAATTTCATTTATTTTTTCAGCCGCTTTTGCATAAAGAATATCTTTAATCGCATCAGTAACTTCAGAGGGAGATGCATTAGTTGCAATCAAATCGATAAGATCTTCCATAAAAAATTTTAAATATGTCTATCTTTTATTTATATCTGTGCATCTTTATAATCTTTTTCTATCTGAGCAGTCTGAGCAGATTGTTGCTCTAAATCCTGTTCAACCGGGACTTGACCAATATCAGATGCTGGATTTTCCCCCATTCCTTGATCCATTGGTTGCGATAAAGGTTCTCCAGTAATTGGATCAATTTGAGATGGATCAGGAATAATTCCTTTTTTAATTTCATCTTTAATTTGATCATCCAATTCAATAATTTCCGAATCAGTTTGACGGAGAACTTTTTTGCGAACATATTCCGTTGAATAATATTTACCAATATATGGTTCAATAGTTGCTAATAGTGTTAAACGATTGGTTAAAAGTTCTGATTCTTTAAGTTCTGCAAAATGATTATCATAAAGAAAATCAAATTGTATATGATCATTCATTAACGTCCAGTCTTCTGGAGTTATGATATTTTTAAGAATTAATTGCGTTTTAAGCATGTCCGCAAACATGTTAGTAAATCTTTTTCTTAATCTACCAACAAATTTTGAGAACATTAATTCATCACGAAGTATTTCTGATGATCTTCCTAAATTAAATCCACTATCTGCACCAATTCTAGATTCTGGAACATTCAATGATCTATATAATTTCTTTTGGAAATATTCAATATCAGTAAGTTCTCCAAGATTTTGTCCTCCAGGAAGAGTGGTAATTTCAGTTCCTCTACCACCTTCTCTTCGTGGAAGCCAAAAATCTTCCATCATTGACATGTATTTACGATCATCACGAACTTCTCCACTATTTGCATCGTAAATTAGTTTGTTTCTATAGCGAGACATTACCTCTTTCAGGTATTGTTCTGCTTTTACTTTAGGAAGATTTCCAACATCAATATAAAAAATACGACGTTCTGGTGCTCTTGATAATCTGTAAATAACAAGAGAATCCTCAATCATGCGAAGTTGATTGAGTGCTTTAATTGCTTTATGTAAATATGAAAGTACAGTTCCTTTATTTCTATCTACAAGACCAGATGTGCAATAAGTTACAGAGTCTCTAGCAATTTTAATTGATTTCTGACCACCCGCACCAGAAATCATTCCTGTGGGATAACCAGGAGCTGGTGTGTATAAAAAGTATTCTTCTATTTCTGGATTAAAAGTCTTTTGAGTTTCATTAACTCTCCCATAATTATATAACTCTTTATTTTTATCTAACTTTTCTTGTCTTACAAATCTCATTTTCATTGGATCAATGTATCTAAGATCCAATATTCCATCTTCTGGTTTATTAATATCAATTACTTTTAAATAGTAAATCCTACCATCAATGTACCAATTCCTAAAAATTTCATGAGACTTTTTATCAAAGTCCATGATTTCTTTGATATATTGAAATTCTTTTCTGATAGTATCTTTTAATTTATCACTTGCATTTAAGTTTGATAATTCAATTTCAACCGGAGAATCATAAAGATCACTAACAATTGCTTCGTTTACAATATCTTCAATCGCCTTATCGCATTCTGGATGTAAAGCCATTTCACGATATCTTTTGATTAGGTCAAATTCTGTTCTGTAGACACCTTCAATATCTAAATATTGACCATAAAATCCACTTGCAATAAAATTATCAACCCCGTCCTCATTGTTAGGAGGAACGGGGGAGACAACTGATTTAGATTTTAACCTATCGTCAGAATCATCAATAGAAAAACCAAAAAGTTTTGCACCTGCCATGTTATATTATTGAATGACTGTTTTATCTATTTATTAACTATTAATTGATGTCTTCTCCACCAGCATTAGTACCACTACCTTTAATTGCTTCCCACCACTGAACTTGGAACTCGCAAGTAAATTCTTCAATTCTATCAGTTTCTTCGTATGAGAGGGGGATACTTGCGATACTTGTTGGGAAAATATCATACATGTGATATGCTCTCAAAGTAGTTCCATCACGATCCAACTGATAAACATAAGCATCTGCTTGATAAAGTGCGGGATCAGTAGCTCCAGTTGCATCAGAAAGACGATTGATGGAATTCATCCATTTTTCGAGAGAGGAACGAATTGCAAAGTCAGAATCGTTGATAACCGTAACAGTCCAAGATTCAAATGTTCTGTCTCCAGCAATTTTTAAAATTCTTCCTCTGAAAGGAACATTAATTGGTCCAACAGTAGATGAAGGTAGAGCAGCTGCTTTAATCAAAAATCTAGATTTATCTAAAGTATTCGTATCCGTTGGTGCAGAAGCAGGAAAAGATAGAACGACTTCAAAGAGGTTCGGACGAGCACCGCCTCCAGCTAACTTGCTCTTAAAATCACTAATCTTTCTTAGTGATGGGGGATTAATTTGATTTCTGGTTGCCATTTTTTTAAACCTCTATTAAATTAGAATTGTCCGATTACTTCTTCAAAGGCGACACCAGTTCTGGTGGCAACAAATGTAAGACCAATGAAGTTAATTGATCTTGATGGTTTGATGTAGATGTCAGCAACAAATTCATTTGCATCAATAACGGCTGCTGTATTATTTGTTTCATCACAAACAACAACGTAGTCAAAAATTCCTCTCTTCGCTTGTACATCACGTAAGAATGGTTCTACAATATTTACAAAATTTGTTCTGGTGATTTCATCATTGAATTCAAATAGTAGATCTTTTGCAGCACCAGAAATTGCTTTTTCTAGGTAGATGAATAGTCTACGAACATTAATTCTATCAAATGCAGAATTGTAACCAACACCAGTCTTATCACCAAATAGAACAATTCCAGCTCCAGGGGAGAAGATTACTGGGTTAATTCTATTTGTATAGAGTCTATCTCTTTGGGACTTAGTTGGATTATATGCTAGTTTAACAGCATTTAAGATTCCACCTCTTTGTGTACCTGCTGGAGAATTCCATGGGAAATTATTTGCATCATTTCTTGCACAAAGACCAGCAATGTCTCCATTGAGAGGAACCCAACGGAAAGTATTTGCAAATCTGTCATACATGTACTTATATCCACTATCAAAAATTCCATAAGAAGTGGAAGGAATTGACGAATAGAAACTGATTACATTATCAGTAATAGTTGCATCCGAGTATACCGTAGCAGATCCTGTAGCAGTATCAACTAAGAATGATTGGCGATTTGGTGAAACAAATGCAATAGCATCTTTTCTCTCTTCTGCAACCGCAATACATTGTTGTGCAATTGCTTGAGCAGAAGATTTATCATAATTTGCAGAACCCATCAAAATAAAATTAACTTCAGTTTGCTCATTATTAATAAACTTCTGATAACCTAATGAAAGGTTTCCTAAAGTTGCAGTTAATGAACCGCTTGTTGTAATTCCTGCCTGACCATTATAGTCAAGACCACCATTTAAAGTATAAGTATTTGAACCAGAAGCACCAAAGATAATGTTACTTGCTGGTTGATCCCATCCAGTATTTGTTACAACAGTATATCCGTTTGAAAATCCAGTAGCAGTTAATCCAGAAGGTGCTCCACCACCAAAAATAGTACCAGAACCATTTGCAATGTATGATCTCCAATAAGATGGACTTCCAACTGAAAACTCAGCATCAGTCGCTTTTGAAATACCTAAGTGTTTTTCTAGAATTGTTCCTGCATTTCCTGTTACTGCACCGAGATCATCAATTACTACAACATTAATTTGATCAAATCTTGAATTTCTTGCTGCAGCAAAGGATGATGTTGCTGGGCGAGGAGCAAGATTATTCCAATTAATTGTGGAATTTGATAATGTAATGGTTTGTTGGTCGTACCAGTCTAGAATATTAGTTGGAGTTACTGTAGCAATTCCAGTTCCACTGTTATTGAAAACTACAACATTGGAAGCAGTATTAAATGCATATGTACCAAAAGGTTGGTAATCAACAGTTGTTGATGTATTTGCAGTCGATACTTGTGAAAGAACTTTAACTGAAATTGTGTTGTTTCCAATTTCAGTAATGATTCCTTTCAAATAACCACTAGCTAAAGACGTTGATCCAACGCTTGCAACTGCTCCAGTTAACGGTTGAGTAACACCATATCCAACAAAAAGACCAGATGTTGATGCAATGCTGATTACCTGATCTGCTTTTGCATCAATCATCGCAACTTTGATTCCATTTGCCCAAGAACCAGGATCTCTTGCTGCAAACGTAACACCGTTAATTGTATTTAAATCATAACCGAGATTATTATAATCGGTTAAACTTTTAATTTTAATGCTTGATGCACTTCCTACAAATGCATTTTTGAGATCAGAGTCATCTGCTCTTACTACCTGAAGTGCTCCACCATAAGAAAGATAAGACGATGCAACTAACCAATGCTCATAGTGCTTATCTGTATTATATGGTTCACCAAAAATCTTTAATAAATCACTCTCATTTGATACCAAAGTTGGTACATCAGTTGGTCCTTTAGCAAATGGAGCAACAATTGCACCAACGCCACTAGTAACTGGAGCTACCTGTCCAGCTGTTAAATCAATTTCTTTTACTACAATGCCAGGAGATGCTAAATTTAGCGCCATCTGTATTCCCCTACAAGTTCCAGAATTATTCTAGAAGTATTTATAAAATTCTGCCCCTTATCGATAGTCCCACATGTAAGAACGATCACCATATTCATCAGTATTCCAATTTTCATGAAATTCATTTAAGTTATTCTTACCAATATTCATCCAACGATCTCCTGTTTCTGGTTCGACATATATGTCCATCATTTCATCCAATCCATCAGATATAAATCCAAAAGGAGCCATATCTTGTTCAATTTGATTTTTTTGTTCTTCATATATTTTTTTCCTCACATCATTATTCGTCATCTCTTTGAAGTATTCTTGAGCAACAAGCCAAGAAAAAATAACCAAACACATTGCTAAGTCATCATTACATCCTTCTTCTGCTTCAAAAGAATTATGTTTTTGAATGAAAGTGGTAAGTTCTGAGATGATCTCATAATCAAACATCATTAATTTGTCATCTTCCATTAAAGTTTTTAAATTAGAGCATCCTAATTTTTTAACTGCGGCAGTCATACGAACACCCAGTTGGGATTTTTTACCACTAAATCCAGATCCAACTATTTGACCTGCTCTTCCTCTTTGAGAACACATCAAAATGTTATCATATTCTAAATCAAAATGTAAAATATTTGCTACTTGGTCTCCAATATCATTAACTTCACAGAGAATATATGCATCATTATATGCTCTTCCAACATCATTAATGATACTTGGAAAAAGCATTGGTTTAATTTCATTATTTTTATATTTTCCAACAACTTTATAAGGAAACTCTGTTATATCAAAAATTATAAATGCAGAATAATCTTTACCAATTCCTCTAGCTACATCAACTGTAATTAAGTAATTGTTTTGTTCTTTGGGTTCCTCATAAATATCCAATCCCGCACTTCTTTTAATCGGTTGATGATAAACAAGATTTCTAAGTTTTGATACAGAAATAAGAGTATCAACAGAACCCAAAAATTCACATTCAAATTCTGTTTTAAATTGCTGTTCAGATGTATTAGCAATTGTTTGCGCTTTCCATATCTCATCTCTACCTGGAACTTCAGACCAGTGAACATCTGTGGGAACGTATTCATTTTTTCCTCGTTCTGCATCATGCCACATGCGGTAGAAATGATTCATACCATGTGGTGTAGATACAATAATTACTTTTGTACTTTGACCTGACGAAATAGTAGGATAAACAGAGGCAAAGAATTCATCAGCAATATGATTCGGGATGAATGCGAACTCATCAAGAAAGATGATATTATACGATCCGCCACGGACAGCAGATGCAGAAGTAGACGCTGCGATAATTTTGGAACCATTTTCTAATTCTAAAGAACCTTTGTTCCATGATAAAATTCCTTGCTGCATCCATTTGGGCAACTTTTCATAGGCAAATTGCAGTCTACTTAAAAGTTCTCTAGCGGTAGATGCTTTGTTTGCCAATATAGCTATATTAATATTGTCATTAAATACCGCATAATGTAACAAATATGAAACACAAGTCGTAGATTTACCCGTCTGACGGGGCATCTTACAAATATTAAATCTATTCTTATGGAAATTTGTTACTAATTTTTCTTGAAAAGGATACATTTTAAATGGTATTTCACCATGATCAAGAGAAACAATTTTTACATAATTTTTTGCAAAATAAACTGGATCTTCCTTACACTTCAAAAATTCTATGATATTTTCTTCAGTGAATTCAATAGCAGTATTAGCTTTTTTTAAATTAGGATTACCGAGATAAACATTATCAGCCATAAAAAGTTACCTTATGTCCAAGTACCAACAGCAGTATGAGTGCCAATACCACCTAATGGCATTAGTTTAATGTAAGATCCATCAAGAACACTCCAAGTAATGGGAGTATTTTGATCTTGACTAATTACAAAATTAACATTACCTGCTGTAACTACATCAATAATACCGTATATTGTGGCATGAGTATATAATCCAAGATCACCTATAGTATCTGGTATCGTAACTCCTGCACCAACGGTGTTGGAACTAGCCATTGTAATGCCAGCAGTATATCCACCAAGAGTAGTGGTCTTATTAAGTTGATATGTGGAATCGTGTTGTGCTACCGTAGCACCATTATTTAAAGACAAACCATAACTGAGCGTACCAGTTTTATTTGATGATAAGTTAAATACTAATTCATATTGATATCTTGTATTTGATGATAATGCAACACCATTTGGCAAGCCAAACAAACTTGTTAGTGTATTTTTAACACTTGGAAGACTGAGGGAATTATTTAATACATAAACAAGTTGATTACCTCCTACACCACTACTATTAATAGTAACTTGTCCAGTTGAACTGGATATTGTAATTCCAGCACCGGCAACAATAGAAGTTACAATACCAGTTAGGTTTGTTCCGGAACCATTGTAGGAAGTTGCAGTAACTACACCAACACTTATTCCAAGTAGTGAAGTATTACCGTAACCTAATACTGAATTTAGGTTTTGTGTTCCAGTAATCGTAACAATACCAATTCCATTCGCAGGTGAAATTGTAACTCCACTTCCAGCAATAATTTTATTAACAATCGTTGGTTTGTTTAGAATAGAAGCAACACCAACCGTTGAAGTCCAATCACTATTGACTTGAGCAGTTCCATTAATGGTAACTCTTCCTGTTGAACCTGATACTGTAATTCCACCAGTACCAGCAACAATAGAAGTTACAATACCAGTTAGATTTACACCATTACCATAGTAAGAAGTTGCAGATACAACTCCAACATTGATTCCAAGTGCTGATGTATTTCCATTAGTGAGTACTGAATCTAAATTCTGTGTTCCAGTTGCATTAATCGTAACTGTACCAATTCCATTCACAGGAGATACTGAAACTCCAGTTCCTCCAATAATTTGATTAACAATATTTGGTTTGTTTAGAATTGCAGTAACACCAACAGTGGCATTCCAATCAGAATTAAGTTGTGTTCTTGGTCCAGGAATTTGATCATATTCAGTTCCATTATGAATTAACAAATCTCCATCTTGAAGTGTGAGATTTGGACCTGTCCCAAAATTGGTTGTTCCAAATCCAACTACACTGTATTGCCAACCTGCTTGGCCACTTGCGTCTGTAATTGGAGGAGTATTAGTATTAACATTATATAATCCTTTATAGATAACAGCACCTTCGATAGTTGGAGGTGTCTCCCAAGACATTACATAATTACCACCAACATTAGTAACCTTAAGGAACTTATCTGCAGTTCCTGCTGTTTGTGATGGGAAATATGTTAATCTTGAATTATCATAGAAAGTAATACCAGTAGTGCTACTTGTGCCTACAAATGATAAACCTTCAGTATTAATTGTTAAATCTAATGTTTTTGTGATTGAACCAATCGGTGCATTATAAAATCTATACTCTGCGCTCTGTGCAGTATTTGTGAAGTTTTCTCTTGCAACGACTTCTATATTGTTTGCTGCTAATCCACCAGCAAATCCTGTAGAACCCCATCCAACTGAACTATAACGACTTAAAATATCTCCTGATTGTGATGCACTTGGAGATGCAGCAGTTCCACGACCAGCACGACTAACATAAGCAGGAAAAACACCAGTACCCCAAGCATCATTAGTGATACGACTTACTGCACCATCATTACCAGTGATATGCAACATACCACCAGAGTTTACGATTGGTTGATATGCTCCATTAGTTGAACCAATAATACTCATTCCACCAATATCTCCCGCAGGAATAGTTGGAGGATAAAATTGTGTGCGTCCTGTGCGGTCTGTATAAAATGCTGTTCTATTTACAGCATTTTCAACTCTAACAGAACGATTGAAAATAACATCCGCAGTTGCACCAAGAGAACCAATATAAACATCACGAGTACTATCTTTAATCTGCAAGGTATTATCTCTCAATACCCATTCACCAACTTCTAAACCAGCACCACCTTTGATGTAGAAATTACCTGCTTTTGCTCCAAGTGCTTGGTCGTTTCCTAATGTTTCGTCCTGAACGTAAATCGTACCAGTTCCAAACCAGACTTCTTTAAATCTTCTGGATGGAGAACCCAAAGACCATTCATTAGTCGTGTATGGGAGAATGTCCGAGTGATTAACAATATTACCACCAGGACCTGCATTCAAAGTAATATCAACATCATTTCCAGTAAGTATTGATAGTCCAGCATTAACGGTTGCACGAGCAAAAGTAATTACTGTATTTTCTACTGGAAGTGGTGCTCCTACTGCAAAGTTTTTGTCGGTAATAATAACCTTATTATATGCACCAGTACCAATTCCAATAATTTTACTTCCAACTGAAATACCTGCACCAGCAATCACATCATCTATCTGAAGTGTTGGTGATGGAACTGATTTGAGTTCATAAACTGCATATGGAATACCAGTAATACCATAGGTTAAACCATAACTTCCAATACCTAAATTAGCACTATCTCCGTGTTCAAGAACTACATTTAGATTTTCATTACCAATGTTAGCAACAATTGAAGAAATACCAGAAATAACAGAACCAACTGGAATGTTTACTGCAGCAACACTAATTTCATTTGTGGTTGTATTTCCACGGTCGGTGACTGTATCCAGAGTTTCATTAATTAAAATTCCTCCAATAGATGTTGAAAATCCTGCTGTATTTGTGGATGAATTCCATCTTAAAAATGCTCCATCATAAGCAGCAGAATTAGTTGCAACACCCACAACGTCATCCAAATATCTCAAACGAGTTTCTCCACCACCACCTAATGTGGAAAGTTGCTGCTGTATTCTTGATAAAAATAAGTTATAGTGCTTGTTTAAATCATCAAGAGTTGCAAACTTTTGATCCAATGAAGTAAGAGGATCATTTTTTTGTTTAACATTTGATGGTTCTGCGAGAAGACCTAAAGATTTTTCAATCAATCCTTCTTTTTGTTGTGGAAGATCTTCTTTATGTTCTTCAAGAACTTCAAGAATTTCTTCTAAAGAATTGTCAATTACATCTTCAATAACTTCTTCTTTTTGTTTAGGAGTTTTGGAATACAACCAATTTTCAAATGCTTTAACTGCTTTTTGTTCTTTTATTTTTTTCTTGTTACTTTCCTTTTTAAGCGCAGCAAATTCTTGAAAAAGAGAGTCTAACCCTAAATCTCCAATTAAAGGATCAAATTCTTCTTTTTTGTTTTTTGATACTTTAAAAAAATTAGTTAATTCTTCAGACATACGTTAATTACAATTCCAACGACGAAGTGCTTTGTTAATTCTTGAATCTGGATCTCTTGCAGTTTTTGTAGAAGTCAATTTTGACTTCATACCTTTCATACGACGGCAGAATGAAGCGCGACGTTTTGCTCTTTTTCCTTTTGGTTTTTTCTCTGTTACTGCAGTTTGAAGTTTTGATCCAGGATGTTCACTGCGATATGCTTTAACAGCTTTTTGACTTAAACCATCAGTTTTATCTTGACGATTGACTTTTTGCCAATCTTCCATAAATTGTTCAAAAGTTTTTTTAGAATCTGAAGTTGCAGAATTTGTATTACCTGGAGAATTTTTTGGATCTTGTCCTACAGAGCCTCTTGGACCAATATTAAACATTTTTCTCAAGTCCTTAGGTGCAGGAGAAAAAGTTTTACCTTTCATTGGATCAATGTATTCTTGACCAGGACTTCCACCATGACCTTTTGCTTCTTTTACTGGAACACAATTTGGTACAGATTTTCCATTTTTTTCTTTCATACCAACTTGCTTATATCCTTTCCAGCAACCTTCATGAACAATTGGTTCAATTTGATTGGGGCCAATAATATCAATAAATTCTGCAAATGTCTTACCGTTTGCATCTTCAATGGTAATAGATTCTTTGTTAAATCTTGGTAGATCAGTTCCAACTACCCTTTTTACCATTTCTTTTGGTAATTGCCCCTGTTGTGCTGTTGACATTTGACGAAGTTTTTTAGCAGCACTTTTATCCTTTAATTCTTTATGTTTTTTTGGATTTATTTCAAAACTTTCTGGAAAATTTCCTGGATGTGGTTTTGTTATATTATATTCTTTTTTTGAACTAACTACCTCTGCTGGTAAAGAAAACATATCCCAATATTTTGGTCCATATTTACATTCACTTCTTCTTTCAAGTTTTTCACACTTTGGACAATATCTATCTGCTCTCTCACGAACTGGGGTATCCCAATCATAATTAAGAGAATCTGTACCTTCAGATTTTACACCCCAGTTTTGAGCACCTACTTTACGACATTTTACGAGTGCTCCAGAAGCATATGCACTAGGCCAAACTCTATAACGAGACCTAACCTTGTTATAGCAGGCATCTTTTTTACCACTACCTTTGCCTGGTTTGTCTTTTTGTGCTTCGTTAATTTCCATTGCTTCTTTAATTCCTGGTTCTGCTTTTACATAACGTGGATCTTTTTTACCTTTCGCAAACGTTTGGACCATTGTTGGTTTAGCTGCTCCAGATTTACTTTGCTGACCTGGATCCTGCTCACGTTTACGGCGAATTGCTGATCTAATTAATGCCTCACCTTTTTCACCTTTTCTTTTTAGTGATTTTAATCTTCCACTACTAAAACATTTAGGCGTTTTAGTTTTTCCTGGTTCATTTGCACATGGTGAACCATCTGCTTGAACCCATCCAGGTTTTCCCCCTTTAGAACGAGAACCTTTAAACCAATGATGCAGAGTTCCTTCTTTTAAATTTTTAATCCAGGAATCTGGAGTTTTATCATGTTTATTTACAAAAGCATTATGTAATTGTTTTGCCGTCATATCATGTTTTTTCATAATACGTCGCATCAAATGATC